GGATGCAACTATTGAAGGCCATGTTCGTATTTACTACCCTGATCAGCCAGAGCCTGCATACATAGTGATCGCCGATCTGCGCCTAGATGAATACTGGTGCCCACCCGACTCCAAAGACCCCCGCCCCTTCACCCTGCCCGTCGCGCCTGCACCAGAGCAGCCCGCAACCGTTAAGCGGAAGTTTGTCCAGCTGGGGTGTCACCCAAGTGGCACAGCGATCTTTGCGGTAGCCGATGACGGCACTGCATGGACGTCATCCGAAGACCTCCCCGACTGGAATGAGGTGGGGGATCTCCCCGACCGCGAGGTGCCCAATGCCTGAGCCGGTCTACCACTACGACATCGAGCAAGGCACGGACGAATGGCATGATCTGCGGCGGGGGATGATCACCGCCAGTGCCATTTCAAGGCTGATCACGGCAACAGGCAAGCCTGCATCAAATGACACCAGCCGTGGGCAGCTGTACCAGTTGCTGGCGGAACGGATCACCGGCACCACCGAGTCGTCTTTCTACAACGACGACATGGCAAGGGGCCATCTGCTGGAACCGTATGCCCGCGACCTGTACCAGGAGCATTACGGATTCGTGCGTGAATGCGGATTCATCACGTGCGAGATGAACGGCATCACGCTGGGGTATTCACCGGATGGGCTGGTGGGTGATGACGGGATCATTGAGATCAAGTCACCACGGGCTAAGACGCACCTCAAGTCATTGCTGACCAATGAGGTGCCTGCGGAGTACATGCCGCAGGTGATGACGGGGTTAGCGGTAAGCGGTCGCGCATGGTGCGATTTCATTTCGTATGTACCTGGACTGCCCCTATTCCGGAAGCGGTGCAAGCGTGATGAGATCACGATTGCGCAGCTGATATTGGCTGCGCAGGCGGCTGAGGAACAGCTAGCGGGGATGTTGGTTGTGTACCAGCAGATCGCGAAAGAGTATCCACCAACTGAAGTTATCCAACCTGAACAGGAGATTGTGATCTGATTATGGACATGACCCCAACGCTGGAGGCTAAGAGTAACCAGCTGACCAGTGATGATTTGATTGCTGGGCCGAAGACGATTGTGGTTACGAAGGTGGCGGCCGGCAACAATGAGCAGCCGGTAGCGATCAGCTACGACGGCGACCAAGGCAAGCCGTGGTATCCGTGCAAGAGCATGCGCAGGGTGCTGGTAGCGGCCTGGGGTGCTGATGCAAAGGGCTACATCGGCCGGAGCATGACGTTGTTCCGTGACCCTGAGGTGAGTTACGGCGGAATCAAGGTTGGCGGGATACGGATTAGTCACTTGTCTGATCTGGATAGTCCGCTGTCGATTGCGCTCACCGTGACGCGCCAGAAGCGATCGCCGTACAAGGTGCAGCCACTGAAGGCACCGGCACCGGCACCAGCACCGGACACTGCTGCGCCAACACCTGCTGCAGCTGCGTTGGCGGAGTGCAGGAAGGCTGGCCTGACCAATGCTGGCATCGAGGCGCTATGCCTCAAGGCCAGCGACGGTGCCCATACCAGCCTGGCGGATCTGTCTGAGAACACGTTGGTTTACATCGTGCGCAACGGCATCGACGCAGAGAAGGTGGCGGCATTCAATGCGACCGCCGAACCAGCACCAGCAGAGACAGCCCCGGCACCTGCCGGTTGGGCTGACTGATTACCATCCACTTCCAGAACTGAAATCCCATGAATGTGATCACTTTGGTCGGCCGGGCCGGCCGCGACCCGGAGCTTAAGTATTTCGAGAGCGGCAGCATGGTTGCCAATCTGAGCTTGGCGGTGAATGCTGCCAAGAAAGGTGATGAGCCGGACTGGTTTGAGTTGAAGATCTGGGGCAAGACTGCACAGATCGCGGCTGATTATGTGAAGAAGGGCAGCCAGATTGCTGTGACCGGTCGGCTGTCTACCGAGCGGTGGGTGGACAAGACGACCGGTGAAAAACGGCAGAAGTTCGTGGTGAACGTGGAGCGCCTGAGCCTGCTTGGCAGCAAGGGTGACAACGAGAGCCATCCGGCCGCACCAGCCAGCAACGGTGGCGGCGGGTATGTGCCTGACGAAGATCCGCCGTTCTGATCATGGACAACATCACACAGGTAAAGCAGCAGCTCGACACGTTGCTGCTGGAGCTAGAGCAACGGGAGACCGCAACAGCCCATGCGATGGAGACCCTCACTGTGGACGACCGTGTGAGGGCTGCTTGGGTAGAGGCGACGATGGCTGAACGGTTCAGGGTGCTGGCGCTGATCGATGCACAGATTGGCCAGTTGAACGGCGCGGGGATGAACACGATCCTGTTGCGCTCGTTGCGCGGGGTGGTGGCAACAGAGACCAACAACGGAGACAACCAATGATTACAGCACAGGAACTAGAGCTGCACGCCAAATCGCTGCGCGGCGAACCTGATGGTGTGCGACTGGTGAAAGTCGGGGCCGACCTGCGCGATTCCGACCTGCGCGATGCCTTCCTGCGCGATGCCGACCTGCGCGATTCCGACCTGCGCGATGCCTTCCTGCGGGGTGCCGTCCTGCGCGATGCCTTCCTGCGCGATGCCGTCCTGCGGGGTGCCGTCCTGCGCGATGCCGTCCTGCGGGATGCCGTCCTGCGGGGTGCCTTCCTGCGGGGTGCCGACCTGCGCGATGCCGTCGGCCTACCAATAGCAGCCGATGCAGCTGATCGCCTGAAAGCTGTAGCCGCTGCAGCATTACAACCTGATGCGCTGCAGATGTCCAATTGGCATACATGCGGCACCACGCATTGCATTGCGGGCTGGGCTATTCACTTGGCGGGCGAACCTGGCCGGCTGATGGAGTCAATGATGGGTCCAGAACTTGCTGGGTTGTTGTTGCTAGGGACAGAAGCGCATCAGCATTTCTATGACAGGAATGAGAAGGCGCTGGAGTATTTGCGCGGGGTGGTGGCTGATGGCTGATCGTTACCCGCCAATGGAACAGCAGAGTTGTTTCAACTGTCGCTATTGGCGACGCGCCAGTGATGACAACTTGACGGTGAATCTGTGTTGCCGTCATGCGCCGAGGCCGAGCACCAGCCCGCAGTACCCAGCACGGTGCCCTGCGGTGCGGTGGTGCGGTGAATGGAGCGCGATTGATGATTGACCCCTCCACGATCGCCGCGATGGAGCGGCTGGCTACACAACCACCAACGAGTGATCAAGCAATGACAAAAGGAGAAACCCGCCGTTTAACGGTGGTGCTTCCGCTTACGGAAGTGGAACGGCTCAGGGCGTTTTTGATGCCTGGTGAGAGCATGGCTGAGCTGCTGCGGCGTGTGCTGCAGGAGGTGGGGAGGTGAGTGCACCCGACATCCACGCCATTGCAGCGCGGCGTGTACATGGCCTGCCTGCTGACTGGCAGCCACGGATCTATGGCTGCCTTGACCGCGACCTGGGGTTCTACCTGCGTGGCGCTGTGCCGATCGGCACCTACTCACGCGGACCACGGAAAGGCCGGCCGAAGTGGGCACCGCTGGGCCAGCTGGAACGGGTTGTGATCACCGCCGACGAGGTGAAACAGGCCCGCATCTGCTGGGAGAACGAGACCGGGCTGTGCAGTCACTGCGGCGGCAGCGGCCAGCAGGTCAAGTCAACCGGCATCAATGGCACCACCTACCGGGAGTGCGGTGCGTGTAGCGGCACTGGCAAGGCGCTGCATCTGCGGGGGGTGGGATGAGTTTCCTGAACCCCGACTTCTACCCCACCCCACCCGAGGTAGCGGCCGAGATGCTCGACCCGCTCGACCTGCGGGGCAAGACGGTGCTGGAGCCCAGCGCCGGCTCAGGGAACCTGGTGCGGGAGTGCCTGGAGCGTGGCGCGGCGGAGGTGCTGTGGTGCGAGAAGGAACCGCAGCTGCGGGACATGCTGACCAGCCTGCGGGGCGGTTACTACCTGGGGCATGACTTCCTGCTGGTGGAGGCCCATCAGGTCAGCCACATCGAGCTGATCGTGATGAACCCGCCGTTCTCGGCGGACGAGGCCCACATTTTGCACGCTTGGGAGATCGCCCCGCCTGGGTGCGAGATCGTGGCGCTGTGCAACTGGAACACCGTCTCAGGCGTGTTCCGTGGGCTGCAGCTACAGCTGGCCAAGCTGATCGAGGCATACGGCAGCCTGGACGATCTGGGCGAGTGCTTCACCACCGCCGAGCGTCCCACCAAGGTGAGCGTCGGGCTGGTGCGGCTCACCAAGCCTGGCCAACGTGTAAGCGGCGCTGATGAGTTCGACGGCTTCTACCTAGGCCCCGACGACATCGAGGCCCAAGGCGAGGGGTTGATCCAGTACCGCCGCAGCAGTGACATCGTGCAGCGGTATGTGGAGGCGTGCCGGATTTTCGATGAGCAGGTGGAGGCCGGCACCAGGCTGCGCAGCGTGCTGGATGGGTTCTTCGGCCAGGAGCTGGGCTTACAGGCCACCGTCGAAGGTGCACCGGTAACGCGCAACCGGTTCAGGAAGGATCTGCAGAAGGCGGCATGGAAACACGTCTTCGCTGAGTTCCTGCCGACGCAGCTGGCCACGTCGCAGCTGGCCAAGGACATCAACCAGTTCGTGGAGAAACAGAGCCGGATCCCGTTCACCGAGCGGAACATCTACCGGATGCTGCAGATCGTCGCCGGCACGCAAGAGGCCAGGGTGGATCGTGCGGTAGAGCAGGCGATCGACAGCCTGACGAAGCACACCAAGGGGAACCGGTTCGGTGTGGAGGGCTGGGTGACCAACTCGGGTTACATGCTCAACCGGCGCTTCATCCGGTCCTACATGGCTGAACCAGCATGGTGCGGCGAGTACGTACGGGTGCTGACCTACGGCAGCCAGGCGGATGAGATCCAGGACCTGATCAAGGCGCTGTGTTTCATCACCGGCCGGAAGTACGACGAGGTGGGCCAACCCGTCAAGCCTGCTGATGGTGTGTTCTGGCCTGGTAAGTGGTATGAGTGGGGCTTCTTCCGGTTCCGTGCATACAAGAAGGGCACGGTGCACTTCGAGTTCAAGGACGAGGAAGTCTGGGCGGCGGTGAACGCGAGGTATGCGCGAATCAAGGGCCAGGTGCTGCCGGAGCAGCACCGCCGGCCGAAGCAGCGCAGGCGGCATGAGGTGGCGGCATGACCCCCCACCTTGACCATGCCCAGATGAATGGCCGCCACTGGTGTTGGGCATCGGGCTGTTGGCGGGAATGGTCTCATCTCCATGCCGATTGGCTGCCATCTGGTGCACCACCAGCAGAGGCGCAGTTCTTCAACTACCGAGAGCACATCCTGAGCCGCTTCAAGGGGGTGGCGGCATGACCATCACCACCGCCGGCACCTGGTATCCGCCCAGCCTGGGCACCGGCGGATTCCTGCATGAAGGCCAACTGTTCATCAACCCACCCTTTCGCACCATGAGCACCGACACAATCACAGCCGATGACCTGGCACTGCACGCGCAGTGGCTGAGTGATTCGAGCACGGGTAAGCGACTGCAAAGACCTAGCGCCTACCTCACGCGCGCCAACCTCACGGGCGCCGACCTCACGGGCGCCTACCTCAGCGGCGTCATTGGACTCAAAATTGCCGCAGACGCTCCCGCTCGATTGCTCGCCGTAGCCCGAGCTGCGCTGCAGCCGGGTGCACTGTACATGAACGACTGGCACACCTGCGAAACGACCCACTGCATAAGCGGCTGGGCTGTTCATCTGGCCGGTGAAGTTGGCTGCGTGCTTGAAACAGCAGTTGGCGTTCACATGGCTGGTTTGTATCTGCTGGGAGTGGAGGCGGCTGGGCATTTCTATGACACCAACAAGGAGGCTACGAAATACCTGCAAAGCGTGATTGATGCGGCTGGTGTGGAGGTGGGGCTGTGAGCCGCTACTACGATTCCGACGACTACGACTATGAGCCGTGGATGGAGGGCCAGGCCGCTGGAGCGATGCGAAGCGCCATCCGTGGCCGCCGTGGTCAACGACTGCTGCGTGATCTGATCGCCGGCTTGGATGCTCTGCCGGTGCCAGAGCTGGCAGCCGGATCGTTGGAGGATCCCGAAACCGGCTGCGTCTGCGCCCTGGGTGCCGTAAGGATTCAACGAGGTGCCGATGCTGTGCCGCTGCGGTTTGATCCGACTGATCCAGACGTGGATTGGCGCGATCTGGCTGAACCGTTTGACATCAGCGAAACCCTTGCTCATGCCGTTGTTTCCGAAAACGAGTACCACGACGAGCGCAACGATGAGCAGTCACGCCGCCGCCGCTGGCGATCTGTTCGTGACTGGGCTGTGCGCAATCTCGTTACCCCCACCACTTCACCGGAGTCAGAAACATGACCCTCCCTGCCAACATCGAGCGCTGCCGAGGGTTCGGCGATGGCCCTGAGGATTGGCTGGAGGAGTGCCAGACCTGCCAGCGGCGCACTGCTGCTGGTGGTGAGGTGTTCCTGGAGCCGCCGTTGATTATCACGTTTTTTTGTGAGTTCTTTATTCCTGGAGATGAATCATGACTGACCCGATCCGCGCCGCGATGGAGCGGCTGATTGCCCGACTGCCTGCATCCGACCCGAACGGACCTGTGCCTGCGTGGAGCGATTCGTTCTATGCCGCCTGCGCTGCATTGTCGGCGGATGGACCGGCTGTGCCCGAGGGCAGGGAACCGGCCGCCGTCGCTGGGGAGCCTGGCGATGCGGAACTACTGGGGCTGGATCAGCTGGCGGCAGCGTGGAACGCCCAAGCCGACGCGGCCAACGGCTGGGACGAGTTGGGCCTCGATGAAATCATTGTCTGGGCACAGCGCCAGGCCCTCGCCCGCTGGGGCCGCCAGCCCACCCCGCCCGCCGAGGGGGAGGTGACGGAGTCGGTGGCGTGGTTGCGCACCTATGCCAGTGGGGAGTTTGGCCCTAGCAGCGACCACCCGGACGCAGGAATGCTCACCCGCGCCGCCGACCTGCTGGAGCAGCGCCGCCCCGCGCCCGTGCCGGTGAGTGAGCGGCCCTGGGAGCGGGATGGGTGGTGTGATGAAGCCGGACGTTGCTGGTTTGGGGCGCCGCAGGATGGCGCCGCTGATGCCGGCTGGATTCTGCGCAAGCCCTCGGAGCGGCTGTCGCATCAAACCGTCAGCCTCCCCGCCCGCGCCCTGCCGCTGCCTGCGGGGGAGGTGCAGACATGACCACCCCCAACCGCCCGCCGCTGTCGCCTGCTGCTCAGGCTGTATTGGAGGCATGGGTTGCAGCACAGCGCACTCAGACTCGCACCGCTGGTCGCAATGCGCCACTTGCCGCCGCTCTGCGTGCTGTTGCGAATCAGATAAAGCCAACCCCAGAAGACTATGGCCAATCACCTTCCCATGCGCACATTTTCTTAAACGGCATGGTTTACGCCACACACGAAATCCTCGCCATCGCCGCCGAACTGGACTCACAACCATGAATCACTTCATCTCGATCACCAGCAACGGCGGCTACATCGGCCGTTGGGTCTGGTGCAATACCGGTTCCATAGGTGCCGCCTTGAAATGGGGATCCTGCGGACTGTTTCCAATTACCACCCGTGGGGCATGGGCCGGGTCTACTCCTTTTGTTCGCTATCTGACCCGATGACTACCAGCCCAGTGCAACGCCTGGCGTTAGCAGCGTGTCCATTCCCACCAGACAGGCGCTGTGGACAGCCGTGTGAGACGTGCCAGCGAACGGCGGTGAACGTGGTGGCTGAGCTGGTGACGGTGGTCAGGGGCGAAGGTGTTGCAGATTCGGAATTGCTGCGCTAGTGTTGCGGGCATCGGCAGCCCGAGCGCGGCGCCGATGCCAATCCTCGCCCGGCACTCGCCGGTATCTGAAATGTCCATCACCTGTATTGCTGCCACCCTGCTGGCGATCCTGCTGCTCCCCCTGCTGGTCCTGCTCTGGGCCACCGAGAGCCGCCAGCAACGCGCCCGCCGCTGGCGCCGCGATGGATGGACGCAGCAGCGGATCGCTGATCGGCTGGGCTGCAGCCGCACCACCGTCCGCCGCCTGCTGGCGGCCTGATCACCGCGGCCCGCCGAGAGCCGCACCCAATCTCGGTACCACTTTACTTCTGCATCAGTCTTATGTCTGAAACAATTTCAATCAATGGCGTCAATTACGTTCGCGCCGATTCCGTACCTGAGACTAGGCCTACTGGCAACCGCGCAGTTGTGGTCATTGACCGTGGCTGGATCTATGCCGGAGATGTCACCCGCGAAAACGGGCGCATCCGCCTTGATCGTTGTGTATGGGTGTTTCGCTGGGAATCATGCGGCTTTGCTGCCGTGATTGACGATCCCAGCCAAGCTGACATTCGCAAGCACGCTGCGATTGAACTGCCGGAAGGTGCTGAAATCTTCAGCGTCCCCGTGCATGACCAATGGGGGCTGTGATGGCTACCGCACTGATGCCAGTCGGCAACGGCAACGGCGACGGCAACGGCTACGGCTACGGCTACGGCAACGGCAACGGCTACGGCGACGGCGACGGCTACGGCTACGGCGACGGCAACGGCTACGGCTACGGCTACGGCAACGGCTACGGCTACGGCGACGGCGACGGCTACGGCAACGGCTACGGCTACGGCGACGGCGACGGCTACGGCGACGGCTACGGCAACGGCTACGGCTACGGCTACGGCAACGGCGACGGCTACGGCGACGGCGACGGCGACGGCTACGGCTACGGCAACGGCTACGGCTACGGCTACGGCGACGGCTACGGCAACGGCGACGGC